TGATCAAAACATTATTATTGGTGCTTTACTTGATACAGGCTACACACAATTAGCCAACGTTGGTCTACAGTTCCCAGATGGCAGTAGACAGACTACAGCCGCAAAGCAAGCAGACTGGAATCAGTCCAACATAAGCTCGTTAGATTATATTAGACACAAGCCAAATCTTGCTACGGTGGCTACATCTGGTAGCTACGATGATCTTCTTAATAAACCCACGTTACTACAAGAAGAAATAGCTATTGGTAGTTATAATAGCAATACACTGGTATGGTTTAATCCAGCAGATGGTAGAACGTATGTAAAATACAACAATACTTGGGTAGATGCCAATCCACAAGTATCGCAACAAGTTCCCACAGACATTAGCGAACTCACAGATGACTTGGGATTATTAAACAACACAGGCGGTGGTGTTACCAGTTACAATGACCTAACAGATAAACCTACAATACCCGCGGCACAGATACAAAGTGATTGGAACCAAACTAACAATGCGTTGTTAGATTACATTAAGAACAAGCCTACTATACCAACCAGCTTTGATCGTATAGTAAGTCCTAACGGAACTTATTCTGCTACACTAAACAACTCGGGTGTATTAGGATTGCCAACTGGTGGCCGCATTGTAATGCCTATCAACGGAGGCTTAGGTGCTCCTACATTTGGAACACAAAGCGCAGGAACACGAATCGTTATATGGCCTGAGGAAGGAGCGTCAGCAGTCGACTATGCTATTGGTATGGAGGCTTACTCCATGTGGCATAGTGTTCCTATACACGATCATACTCACTACTTTAGATGGTATGGTGGAGAAAATAAAGTACTTGAACTAACTGGCGATGGATTCTTAACTGTAGCCTCACAAGTAGAAACTCCTGCGCTTTATATTAATCAAACAGCCCATGACGCAATAACAACAGTACTGACTCACGGATCGGATGTTAATTTTCAACTAACAGCACAAAACGGTGTAGCATCAAACGCCACAGGAACTGAAGTAGCACGTTTTGGTATACAGTATGCTGAAAGCAATGTATGGAGTGCTTACACCAAATATATTAGAGGTAGTACAGCAACCGACGCACATCAAGAACTATACTCTAATGGCTATCGTTGGGTACTTGGTGCTGATGGTAAACTATCACTACCTACTGGAAATATAAGAGCTGAATCAGATATTAAAATACAGTTAGGCGTACCAATCGATCTTACTTTAGGTACTGGCATAGGTGGCTGGGATGTTAACGGAGGAACTAACTTACCTACGACAGGCGGTACCGGCACTGGTTTGACTGTAGATGTTGTAGGAGATGTTAGTGGTTATCCTGCTTCTATCGCTATACATACACCGGGCTATGGTTATACTGATGGCGATGTTATAACTGTAACAAACGATTTCTCATATTATACGTTTAACATAAGCGTTAGAACAACTGATTGGCGACTAAGCGCAGATGGCGGATTAACATTCCCAGATACAACAGTACAGACTACAGCATGGCTTGGACATGTTAGCAGTTTGTTTGACGGTACAAACACAGTAGCTCTAAGTGGCGGTGTGTTGTACAATCCAATGAGCTTGCCGTATGCTACTGAGTACTATGTGACAAGTCAGGGCTACATAACCAGCACACTTAAAAACGGTGACGACCAAACTGTTTATTCAACTCCACAGTTGACATTTGAATGGCACGGTAGCGGTAATGGATATCGCCAGTGGATACACACAAGACACAATGCGGGCTCAGGCACAGGCAACGCATTTGATTTCTATACAAGTGACGGCACACAATACGGGTCGTTACCAACTAACGGTATCTTAGGTTTAACCATTACCAATGGTAAAGTTGTAATACCAAACTCTATTGTATTCCCTGATAACTCAACACAAACAACAGCCTATTTAGGCACAGCCAGCACTACACAAGTAGGCGGCATTAAGTTTGACGGAGTCACATTAGCACTTAACGGTAGCGGACAGTTATACTACACAGGCGGCGGCAGTGGTGGATATACACTACCGACAGCAACCGCAAGTGTGCTTGGTGGAGTTAAAGTTGGTACTGGATTAAGTATTAACAGCGGCACTGGTGTATTGAGTTCATCTATTACACAATACACAGATGCATTGGCTCGTGGGGCAATATCAGTCAGTGGTAGTTTAAGCTATAATAATTCAACTGGTGTTATCAGTTATACAACACCAACATACACAGTATCAACTACTACAGCCAGCGGAGGTGGTAGTTTAAGTCTAAGTGGAACAACATTTACATTTGCTCCAGCTGTTCAATATACATTACCTACAGCTTCAGCAAGTGTGCTTGGTGGTGTTAAAGTTGATAACTCAACAATCACTATCAATGGCAGTGGAGTTATACAGGCCAACTACTCAACAACACTTGCTGGCTTAACTGATGTTACAGTAGGTACTCCAACTAACAACCAAGTATTAACTTGGAGTACATCAAGCAGTAAGTGGATTCCTACAACAGTTAACGGTGTTGCTACGCCAGTGACTGGTATTGCCTACTATGGTAACTTCTACGATACAAGTACACAAAACGCATCCAGTAGTACAACAGCCTATACTATAAACATCAACAGTGGTAGTGGTAATGGTGTTACTATAAACAGCAGTAATAGAATTACATTTGCCTACGGGGGAAACTATCAAGTACAGTACAGTATTCAGTTTGTTAATACAGATACTAAATCTTCCAGCGTACAAATTTGGGCAAGAAAGAATGGCACTGATGTAGCAGATTCAAACAGTTTATTTGTTGTGCCAAGTAAACAGAATAGTAACGGCGCATTGATTGCCGTAAGTCCTTTACTATTTGAAAACTTGTCTGCTGGAGACTATGTACAGATCATGTGGCAATGTGATAACAGTAGTACAACTATCAGTACCATTGCGGCAGGCACAACTCCTACAACTCCGGTAACTCCAGGCATAATTGTTACAGTGATACCTGTAGCCAACATGGTAGTACCAAGCACAGTTACTACACTAACAGCCACAGGCAATGTTACAGCCAATAACTTTGTACCAGCTGTTACACAAATTGCTACAGCCGCAGGCACTACAACGTTAACCGTTAGTAGTCCACGTAACATTATCTTAACTGGTACCAGCACACAAAACGTAGTGTTACCAGATGCTACTACTTTAACAGTTGGTATCAGTTTCTTTATTAACAATAATTCAACTGGTAACGTAACAGTTAAAAACTACTCTGGTACTACTCTTTACACACTACCGGGTGGAGCAAGCGTTGAGCCAGTATGTACAAGCATTAGTTCAGGAAACGGATCGTGGGACGCACATGGGTTTATTCCAGACACAACTAGCTGGGGCGATACAAGTTTAACACTTGGCGCAGGCACAACAGTTACGGCCGCTACGTTTGTAGGCGCACTAACTGGCAACGCAAGTACAGCAACTAAACTTGCCGCTACTAAGAATATTAACGGTGTAGCATTTGATGGTAGCGCGGCAATCAACGTAGATAACATTACCAATGGTACTAATGTAATGAAGATTGTAGCCGCACCTAGCGGCCTAACTGGTGCTAGTGGAGATACTCCGGGTAACATAGCATTTGATAGCACATACATCTATTACTGTACAACAGCCTACACACCAAATACATTCACAGGTACATTCACTAGCAGTTACGGTGGTTCAAACTCTCTTACTATTCAGATTAGTAATAACTGGCAATCGGGCACAGCCTACTCTCCTGCCAACGGTTGGACCATAACATTTAACAACGGTAGTGGAAATATCACACGCACAGTTACTAACGTTCCAAGCTATTCTAACAGCCAACCAAACGGCTATTGGAACTTGACTCTGAATACTAGTTGGAGTGGTACAGCCAGTAGTGGCTCTAGCTTTACACTTAACACAGGCGCATCGTTATCTAACATTTGGGTACAGACTCCTTGGAACGCTATCACCAGTGCTGCCGCAGGATCTCTAACTGGCACAACATTAAAATCTACAGTGGTCAGCAGTAGTTTGACCAGCGTAGGAACACTAACTGGTTTAACATCTAGCGGTACAGTTCTTATCACAGATACTACTAACAGCGCAAACACAACCACAGGTGCTCTACAGGTACGCGGCGGTGTAGGTGTGTCGGGTAACATATATCTTGGTGGCGGCATTAACTCTAGTGGAACCATCTATGCTGGCGGCTTCTCCACAGCCAGTGGTGATCTTACAGCACAGAATCTATTAACTGGAAACACCAGTGCTAGTATTTTTAACACCACCGCAACTACTATAAACTTTGCCGGCGCGGCTACTACACTAAACATTGGTGCCAGCAGTGGTACTACTAACATTTCCAGTGCTGTCAAAGCAGGTACAGGCACATTGAGTAAAACACTGGGTGCTGGTGATATTGCTCTAGACAACGGCAGTACAGATACTCCGGCTGTTTTAATGTACTACGATAACAACAAGAACTGGGGTATTGATAGTTATAATGGATCATTTAGCGTTCTCAGCGGACAGTTAATTCGTTTTACTAATAACTTAAACGAAAGTGGTGGCTCAATGAAAGCCGCTCTTGACACAACCGGAAACTTTGCCACCGGCGGTTTCATACAAGCAGGTGCTTATAGAGCTGGGCAGGTTATCAAAGACGTTATGTTAAGTAATACAGATCTCACACAGATACAGATCAATAGTGCTAACCAATTTGCCACTGACGGAAACAACAGAGATTTTTGTTATTACAGTTATACTCCAGTAAGCAATTCAAGCTATCTTGTAATACATTTCCATCTAGCCAAATACACTGACAACCAAGGTACTGGTAATGACAGCTATTTCTCACAAATGAAAGTAGGTGCTACCAGCGGTTATAGCCGTGATTCCAACGGCGTAGCTGTAGGACTCAGCGAAATAACCTACAGTTGGACCAGTACCGTAAACGGAAACCGTACCGGTAATTTATTTCCATTGTTGGGAAGATACACTAACAGCGATACAAATGCTAAAACAATAGCTATTTCTGTTCGCAGAGACTCAGCAGACGATTATTGGTCGTACGACTGGACAGCAACCAGTGTTTGGATGAGGATTACGGAGATAGCTCGTTAAACGGGTAAATATACATATGATTACATTCCCAACAGACCCAACATTAGGACAAGAATATGTGGCGCTAAACGGCGCTACGTATGTATGGCTGGGCAACCGCTGGAGCTCAGTGGTAGCAATTAACAACGGAACAGCAGGTTACGTAGAAGAAGGCGGTGATGCTTACACGTGGGATACTCCTGTAAATAACCTATACGATACAACATTAGATGGTGGAATAGCATAATGACAACTAGAATTAAACTAAGACGCGACACAGCCGCAAACTGGGCAACAAATAACCCTATTTTAGCCCTAGGCGAACCCGGTTTAGAAATAGATACCCGTAAGATCAAGTACGGTGACGGTACTTCACACTGGAGCACATTGCCCTATTCCGCAGGTGGTGGTAACGCAAGTGGAGCTCGTTGGGTAGCGACTGTTAATACCTGTGGCAACGGACAGCTAACAGCTACTAGTATCAACGGACGTGATTGGACTAACCCAACACCAAACGGCACTTCGGGCAACTATGACTACATTAGCAGTCTTGCTGTTGGAAACAATGCTGTTGTTTATTTGATCAATACTTACGGACCTCCTAGTATTGGTTGGAGTCGTACTCCTTACGAAAATGTTCGAGATATTAAACCTGTTGAACTAGAAGAAAGTCCAGATCTCGCCTATGTTAATTGGAACGGAGTAACTTATCAAGGCGGATACTTTTTTGCCTATGGTAATATAAATGTCGATGCTATTACAAGTCCGCCATCATCTATCTATACACCTATTTGGATTTATTCACAAGACGGCGAAAACTGGACACGTGGTAATGTATCTAATGCTGATATCGAATCTATTACAGATACAGAATATACAGCAGGCAATAGCAACGTCAATGGTCTGTATCTGAACGCAGTTACCTATAATGGTACTGGTTGGTTATTTAATACAAATTGGAGTTATAGTGGCCAATGGAACCAACAGACTAATTCAGGCGGATTTTACATTACCAGTATCACTGGCACACTAAACACAGCCAGCTATAGCAACACTATTCCTGCCGCAAGTATCGCCACTTGGACTGGTAGCCGTTGGGCCATAGCCTTATGGGACTGGGAAGGTCCTGACGAAGATATTTTATGGATCAATACCGCCACTGATCCTAAGACAGGTTCTTGGACTTCACATAATATGAGCACAGCGGCTCACGGACAGTTTGGTACACCTTCTGGTAGTTATTATTATTCCATTGAAGGACTAGCACACGGCACAGTTGCCGGCACAGATTATCTTGTGGTGAATATGAGCAGTGGTCAAACGTTGGTCAGTGCCAACGGCGGCAGTACTTGGAGCGGTATTACTCCTGTTCCTGTCCGCACACGAATCACAGGCAAGGGAACATACAACGGTACAGGATATATCGATTTAGACTACGACGATGTATATTACACTGGAGAAAAGTTTACCATTGCTGGATCAAGCGTTTCAGCTATGAACGGTACTTTCTACTTTGGTACAGACATAGATCCTGCTGAATATCTCATATATGCAGATGCAGAGTTATCTGTACCTGTGGATACAACCTCTTGGGACCTCAGCGGTGTAACTGTCAGCATAAATCACAACTATGGATCCAACACATTCACAGTCAACGGCGATGCCAGCGGCCTACGTGTAGGAATGGTAATGGGCAGTAGTATTGGCGATAACCCAAACCCACTTATCACAGCAATCAATGGCAATACCGTTACTCTTGATCAACCATTTTGGTACGAAGCTATTGAAGACAGTGAAACATTTTATCCCGGTCTAACCTACGGTCACGGTGCTTATAACTATGATGTTACCTTCGGTGGCGAGCAGTTTATGTGCTTGAATAGCTATAACGGCCCAGGTACTTGGACAGCAGTAAGCACAGGTAACCCTACAGTACAGGCCAACTGGCAGTGGTATCTGGTTTACCCACACGGTGACTTGTTTTGGTATTGGTTTAACGCAATTTCATACGGCGTTGTTAATAGCCCAGACACAGCCTGGACCTACACAGTCGATGATGGGTTAGGTATTGTCAATCAAATGATCCTGGCCAACGAATTTAGTGTAAGTGTGGCAGATTCAAACTATGGTTCCAATGCTAATATTTTACTAGATCCAGGTAACGCAGCTTGGTATATGGGCGCAATCGGTTGGGGTAATGATTTAGGTAGTATCAGTAGCTATGACAACAACGGCGTACAACTAAGTATCAATGACAACTATCTAACATTGAATTTTAATGGCACAGTTAGTTTCCCTTACATTACATTCCCAGCCAGTGATGGTACAGCCAATCAAATATTGAAAACAGACGGCAGTGGTAACCTAAGTTGGACCAGTAATGGTACTGTATCATCTATAGCACCTAACGCTAGAACTGGTACAGCCAACACACTGGTTATTGACAGCGATGCGTCTGCAGGTCAAGTAGCTATTACAGGGCCAGCCGCAAATAGCTCATACAACTCGGCACCGCGCTTGGTTATTGCTGGCGGAGATGGTTATGGCACAGGCGAAGGCGGCGACTTGTACCTATGGGCAGGCACCGGCTATGACGGTGGTGATATTAAAGTTGACGCTGGTAATGCTACAGGAACTTATGGTGGTACTATTAAAATCCGTGGCGGTAATAACACAGCTACTGGTGGTGTAGGCGGATTCATACATATCGAAGGCGGTCAAGGCGGATCAGGCGGCAGTCACGGCGAAGTCAAAATTACTACAGCAGGCAACCAAAAAGAATGGTTATTTGATGGAACTGGTAATTTAACTTTACCAAGTGGTGGCACTATTGCTTATACACCGACAACAGCAGGCGATTGGGCAGGAACACCCCCAACTACAATACAGGCCGCAATAGACAGATTGGCCGCAGTGGTTAAAACATTGAACGGCGGAACAGGAGCATAATATGGCAAAAGAAAAAATAACAATTTGGATGCAGAATGGTACAGGTGATGGCGTTATGGCCGCTAAACTATGTGTAGAAACTGGCTACGAGTATGAAATTAAAAACATCAGCAACAAGTTCAGCTGGAGAGAACTACGTGAAGTAGTTCCTAATGCTACTAAAGTTCCGCAGATCTTTGTAGGTGAAAAGTATGTGGGTGGCTTAAAAGAACTAATCACAGAATTAGGTGTTGATGTAACTAAGCTATAATGATATGGTTTTCTTAACCGATAATCAATTTAATCCAAACGGTTATTGGGACAAGCCCGTAGAAAAAATGCTGTATCAACCTACCATAGAAGATCTTGATCTATTTGATCAAAATGGCTACGATCTTACACCCTTAGAACAACACTTTGCCTACAGCAACAGAACAAAACCCAAGAAGCATAGAGATCATCTACGAGCTCTTAAAGAAGATTGGTTTACACAACAGCCCGCAATTGAAGGGGCACACCTAAACCACAGCCTGATATTTGAACGCAAGGGCTACACAGGTGCTGCTCTCAAAGAACTTGAGCACTGGGCTAAAAAACTGCCCTTGGTCAACAAAGTTATCGCACTTCGTCCTAAATGGGGCTTGGACTTTTCAATGGACTATGCTGATCGTGAGGGCAACAGTTTTGAAGTTCTACATTGGGAATGGGACAGCTTTAACTATGAAGAAATATGCGCAGTTAAAGAATCTGTAGAACCTGTGTTATCTAGCATAGACTGGCAAGACGCAGCACAGCAGATACTAGATCACAAGCAAGAGTGGCATCACTTAGATTTTTTTGCGCAGAGCCGTTGGAAATGTCAGTATTTTGGCATTCCTGAAGAACGCTTCAAGATGGTTGCTTGGCAATAAATATACTACAACTTAATTTTAAGGATTTCAAATGAATAAATTTTTATCAGTGCTGCTAGTTTCGTTAACAGCATTGGCCGGCACACAAGCATATGCTTGGGATCAACGTGCTCCAAACCCAGTTCAACAATGTCAAGTACACAGTCCTTACGGATTCGCTCAAACACAGCGCCAAGCACAGCCTATTTGCCGTGAAGCATATCTAGTAGCATACGATGCTCCTGTAAAGATTCCTGCTTATGTTGCCTACACACTACTACCACAAAACGCTTTAGGTTGTGTGGCTCGCACTAATGCTTTCGTAGCTGACCAATCAGTACCGAACGGTGCCCGCCCAGACGATTATGCTAGCACAGGCTATGACAAAGGTCATGCCGCTCCAGACGGGGATTTGTCCTGGAGCCAGCAGGTCGAGTACGAGTCATTCCTAATGACAAATATGTACCCTCAGGCTGGCTCATTAAATCGTGGAATTTGGAAATTACTGGAGACTTCCGTGCGCGGTTGGGCAGTACAAACCAACCAGAGCTATACTATATACGTGGGGGCATACTATGGCGCTGGTGACAAGTCGATAGGCAATGGCGTTATCGTTCCACACGGTTACTACAAGATTGTAATTAACAATAACACAAAACAGATCGCAGGATGGAGTTTTCCACACATTGCTCCATACCCTAATCTAGGCAATGACCTGCGTGTTTTCCGTAGACCCGTTGCTGACATTATGAAAGAAGCCGGAGTACAGTATCATTTTCCAGCAGGCGCAGTTGAACTACAGCCTGGACAGGAATGGCCTGTGGACTTTGGTGCGTTAACCAACGCCAAACGTGCTAAATGTGGGAAGGCAGACTAATATGAAATCACTTTACGAATACCTTGCTGAAGAAGAAGGCAAGAAGAAAACCAAAACAAAAACACAGGATAAACCCAATCCTGATCTCAGCAAGATGTTCGAGCCAAAGGCAGACCAGCCATTGGCTAAACGTGATGAACCCAAACAGGACGAGCCTAAGCAAGATGAACCACAGGCTCCAGAACTAAAGAAAGCCAGCCAATCGGATACACTGCGCAAGACATCAGGGCTGGCAAATCCACGCATGGCAGACTTGTTAGGTCGTATGCGTGACATTGAAGCAGATCCAGATGACGCAGGCTATCCTACACAGGAACCTGAAACACTGCCTAGCACTAGAGTTAACACAGATAACCTACCCAGTGTAGCCAGTCGTGCTCTAGCAGCAGATGGCGTACAAGATCCAGAGTGGCACAAGGTAGCTAACTTACCAGGCAACATGAGCCGTGCTATCCGTACACTGGGCAAACACCTATTTGGTGCGATGACAACAACACCTACTGATCAGATACACATGATCGGAAACCTAGGTGGTCGTGGTCCTAACACAACACAAGAAATCAATGCTGTAGCCAATTGGGTACGTCAGCATGGTGAAGATCTAGGAGATGGCAATATCGACTTTGATACCACTATCCCAGGATACAACGCAGATATCAAGCAATACTCCGCAGCAGGCATCCGTTGGTTGCTGGTGCGTGATGAGTTTGGTAATTACATCTATAGCTGGCCAGAACAGGACAGCGTAGAACACACTAACACGCCAGCACTGGGACATGATCGTCCTCGTCTGCCTAACCGATAAATATTAGATCATGATGAACGGAACACAACTATTTGCTAAACTCTGTGAAGGACTAGTATTCGAAGTCAGTAGCACACTGAATATGGTTAAAGGTCGCCCAGGCGGCAAAGAAGTCATACAGAAGCTACATAGAGAATACGGACTATCACACGAACAAGACTACGCACCTATCACTAAGATTTCATGGAGTGAACTAAAAGACATGAGTCGCGGTGCTTGGGTTATTATAGATGGTGCTAACGGTGTTGGTGCTATCAAACAACAAAGCGGCAGCTATATTGCTCTAGCTAGTAAAGGCGGAGAAGTAGATGTATTCAAGAACGATCGTGGTGGCAATATCATCGACTTTTTGAAAGGCAAGATAGGCAAGTTGAACACTTACTATCAAGGACGCAATACACACGCAGTCAAAGACAAACAGAAATCACGTGCTGATGCTAAAGCAGGAGCAACACCAGGACAGGTTACTACATCTGTGCTAATGACCAAGTTCAAACCCATGTGGGAAAAAGCCATGGTAGCTGCTATGGCAGACGTTAAAGGCATGATCGGTATCATGATCCAAAACGATTCTTTTGAAAAAGCTGAAAGAAAGCTAAGAATCGTACAGCAATTAGACAGCGGTCTTGACAAGATCCGTTATGGTGAGATCCCAGATATTATCGAACCTGCGGTTAGACAGGCAGTAGCATTGGCCGCAAGTCATTACTATCCTGATGAGACTGGAGAGATTACCAAAAGCTATGGCAGCAGTTGGTCATCAGCTTCCCAAGATGGTCCTAGAAAACTGCTAGCAGACATATCCAACGGTGACATGAAGAAGATGGGCACAGTGTTAGGATTCTTTAAACGTGCTTTGGTGACACTATGAGATTAGAAAACATTATAAAAGAAGCCAACGCAGGCGAAAAGGTCTTAAAAGATCCAAAGATGACCAAGCGATTAACAATCGCTATTTCACATGACAGCACCATACCTAGAGCAGCAGTAGCTAGACTAGGTCCTAAGCCAGATCCCACAGAGCTTATCAAGCTATGGAGTGATCTAATAGACAAGTCACTGAGAGCAACAGACTACGGTGATGTCAGTGACGGCAAGTTTGATGACTGGCTAACACGCATGTACATCAACGGTGCTGCTGACTATGAAGATATCAACGGTGAAGGCGGTGACGCACTAGGTGCGTGGAGAGCTTTGAGCCAACGTGGCAAACTAAAGCCGATGGATCAAGACTTCAACAGATTCAAAACTCTTAGACAGCTACAAAAGATCCTCGGTGATCGCGCATATAGAGATGAACTAAGAAAGATCAAAGACGCTGAAGTCATTGAAAAACACAAGCGTACCAAAGAAGAAATTCCACTGATCGACAACGAACGTTTCTTGGTAGTGATTCCTTTGAACTACGGTGCTTGCTACACATTCAATAACGCAAACGGTGTACAGGCTAACTTCTGTACAGGATCAAGTTCAGGGTTACATTGGTTCCAAAACTATGCTCCTAACGGTCCTGTTGTTTCTATCTTTGATAAAGCAAGATCAGACGAAGTGGAAGGCAAATGGCAGTTCCATGCTGCTACTAATCAGCTAGTAGATGCTGAACAGACTCGTAGACACGATGTTCCATACAATGACGAACGCTTTGCTAAACTGTTCCCTGGCTTGATGAAAGAAATTGCTGATGCCATGACAGCTAAAGCAGAAGAGATCAAAGAAAGATCTAAAGTTATCGCCCGCGGCGGATACGATGTTGCTAAAGAAGTAGCAGAGATCAAGAGAAAGTATCCATTATCATACAACTCCAAAGTTGAAGAACCAGCAGCCGAAGAACCAGCAGCTGAAGAACCAGCAGCAGATGATCAAGACGGCCCAGGCACATACGCAGCTACACACGGACCTACTAACAGGACGGTGAATATCCAAGGTCAGAGCAGACAAGATGTACTAGATCAAATCCGTGCTCGTAATCCTCAAATCAACATGGACGACATCACACTAGCTAAAGTAGGATAGCATGCCAGGGTTTATCGGTTATCAAACGATAGACCTGGCTTTCATTAGAATAGCTGGTATCGGTAAAACCAAAACCCAAGAAAGCCATACACACATATATGGCGATGTTTTAGGCAAAATTATGTATGATTGGTTGTGTTACAACGACATACAGATTTTTGAAGATAATAAATCTATTATCAAAGAAAATTACTACAACAACTTCGCCAGCGAACACGTTATAAATTTCATACAAAGATTAGAAAAAATAATGGTCTTATACCGTACTTGGTTGATTTTTGGCCAATGGTCTGATCCTTTACCTGCTATTCGATATGACGAAACATATTTTGGTTCTACTAGAGATAGAACCGGTGTTATGAAAGGGCTGAAGGTAAAAGAATACGAATTTTTAGTGATTGATAAAGAAGCATTAACTGGAGATCGTTTATTAGAAATCACAGCTTACTATAATATAGTTGGAACAAATTTATCTATAGTAAATGGATCTTTAGAAAACAACAATAGATATTCTTACATGTCTAAGAAAAATAACACATTTAAAAAGTGGCTAGATAGTTCTATACCTATCACAATGTTTTTACAACCAAACCTAAGAGAGCAGATGGTCTATAATCTGCGGTCAAAAGGAAAGGCTCCGAAGAGCCCTTCCCCATAGTACTAATATAAACTATAACTCTAATAACCCTCTACGAGGAAATATATTACTTCTTAGCACCAGTATTTACAAAAGAGTACATCTTTTCAGCTGTTTCAAGAACTTTATCAAGTCCTGGGAACTCAGGCATAGAAACTGTGCTAACAATTTGACCTGTCTTTTCGTCACGCTGTGCGCTCATTTCCCAACCTTGGAACTTAACAGAGTACTCAGATTGTACTAGATCCTTTGCCATTGCTAGGATGTCTGTGCGGATCTCGTAGCCATTCTTATTAAACTTGACTTCTGGTAGCTTTGGTGTATTGTCTGACATAATTAAGCTCCCTTCTTGGCGTAAACTGCTTCGCTGGCATTCTTAACGAAAGCTTCTGCGATGCTTAGGGTAGTTTTAACTTGACCTTTGGCAAACTCAGTCTGCGCATCAATCAACTTAACTAGGTCTTCCTTGAACTTAGCGTCAGCAAAAACTGTGTTGACGAAAGTTTTCTTAGCGTTCTGTACGCTGTCGATAAAATGATCTGCTGTAAACATGTAATTCTCCTGTGTATGTTTGTGTGTCTAACAGCTACTTCTGTTTCGCTGTTATTATTAGTATATATGCCTATCCGGCATACAGTCAACCCTTTGTGGGCATCTTAGTTGGGTTATTCACCCATTCAACATCTTCGTCAGTCATTGGTTGCCATTGGCAAGCCTGATTGATAAAGACTAGTTCTTCGTCGGTGTATGGCCACATGTGTGTCTCCTCTGTGTGTGTTTGATGTTACCCTAACATCACTTCTTTTGCTGCTTGGTAATCCCCTTGGCGAGCAAAATATGCTGCGGCACGGGCACGTCCAATACTAGCGAAAACGTCATAAACTGCTACAAAGAAATTTTTCATTAGGATCCCCTTGCCCAGTTGTTGCGACGCTGTAACGAATCGAACTCGCGTTCTAGTGCTTCTACGTGTGCGTTATTTTGTGGGTTATTTGATACGATGAATCTTTCGAGTTCACTGTAGTGTGCTGGTGTTGTAAACCAGCTTTTGATAGCTGATAAGATGTGTTTCATTTTATTCCTCTGTTTGTGTGTTTGAAACTTATGGTTTCTACTGAGTTATTTATGCCTTCTAAGTGTGCGGCGCACAAAATCAGGTTAAGTCATAGTTTTTTGTTTCGATGTAATCTGACTTAAATACACTACTAGGAAAGGCAATTATGAAAATAAGCACTCGATCGATTTTACAGGAACTGAACCAAGTAGCATCACTTCGCAACACTGATGCTCTAATGGAAAGCAGAGCCACCAACATCATCAATAGTGCTATCAATTTGATAGAATCCCTAAACAAACACTATGAGCCCGAAATGGCGGATGAATTAGAGCGTAGACTACTAAACGCTATCAAAGGCAAAGATCCTGCTAAATTTACACGTGGCATCCGTAAGATATCGGAAGCACGTAAAATGAAGAAAAAATTAGAAACCAAAGATGAATGATCTATTAAAAGAAGGCGGCAACGTTTTTAAGGGCGCCGATAAACAGGTACTAACTAGAAGGATTACCAGAGACGAAATTCCTGGTACTATAGCTTACCTCGAAAAAGTGTCCGGTCTTGATTTTACCATGGACAAAGACGAAGCTGGTGTTCCAATCAAATGGTTAGGAACTACAGGACGCAAAACAGACAGTGGCGACCTAGACCTCTCTGTAGATGAAAACGAAATAGACAAAGAAACCCTAGTACAAAAATTATTAGCAGCTGGCTTTGACAAGAGCTGGATCAAGAAAAGCGGAGACAGCGTACACCTAATGACTCCGATCAATGGTGATAAAGCCAGTGGTTACGCACAAACAGATTTCATGTTTAGCCCCGACACTAAATGGCAACAGTTCAGTGTTAGAGGAGGACTAGAAGGCAGTCCTTACAAAGGCGAACACAGACACATCCTATTGGCCAGCATAGCTAGAGCCAAAGGTTTCAAATACAGTTACAAGAACGGATTAGTAAACGCAGAGACAAACGAAGTTATTACCAAAGATCCTAATCAAATGGCCAAAATGCTGCTAGGTCAAATGGCCAAGCCCAAAGATCTACACAGCATGGAAAGCATTTTGGAGTTCATCAAGAAACTACCAAACTACGAAGAACTAGTAGCAGCAGCAAGAGAAACACTAGGTAAACAGGGAATAGACTTGCCCGAGAGCGTGATTGAAAGCTATAATAGCAATTGGTTCCGCAGAATGATGGACAAGATAAAATGAGAGCATTTGAATTTTTAGCAGAAGCAGACAAGCCCAAAGTAGGGCGTACTCTACAGCACTTTGAAGACATGGTTATCGTTGATGGTAGCCGAGGCGCACTAGAAGCACTAGGCGAACTATCCGCTATGGCCAAGAGCGTAGATGATGTTACTGTCAAATGGGACGGCAGCCCTGCTGTGTTCTTTGGACGCAATGAACAAGGACAGTTCGTGCTAACAGATGGAAATGCTTTTACAGCCAAAGGATATGAAGGCAAAGTAACTTCACAAGTTGATCTAGAGCGTATGCTAATGACTCGCGGCAAACAAGATCCAGAGAAAGCAGCCAGCCGAAAAGAATTCGCAGGCAAGATGGGTGGCTTATGGGATAGACTAGAAGCCATGATCGCTCCTACTTTCAGAGGCTACATCAAAGGTGACTTGTTGTACTTCAATGCTCCGCAAAAAGACCAAAATGGTGATTATACATTCACTCCAAACACAGTTACCTATCACATACCTCCGGGCTCTAGCATTGGTCAGCAAATGGCTAAAAGCACAGCTGGTATAGCTGTACACAGCTTTACAGGTCTAGATGGTAACTCGCAGCCCTTGAAAGGACCTATCAAGGGTATACAGCCAGGCGAAGTCATGATACAGGGTCCTGTAGTAGTTAACCACATGCCAGCTATCGATGATCGCAGCATTGAAAAGGTCAAACAGTTTGTGACGCAACACGCTAACGACATAGACAGCCTGCTAGATGATCAAAGACTAGCAGCAGAAAAGATGAGTGACCTTAAAGCTACCCTATACACATTTGTTAACCAACAGGTAGATACAGGTGATCTAAGCAACTTGAACGCCAAGTTTGACAAGTGGTTAACAACTAGCAAAGTAAGCGGCCCTAAACAGGCCAAGATACAAGACTATCGTAAATCACACAGCACAGCATTCGCAGCTATCTTTAGCACTCTAGAGCAGATCATGGCTATCAAAGATGATGTTATTGGACAGCTGGATTCCAAAGCAGAAGTCAAGCAGAGCATCAACGGCCGTCCAGGCGGTGAAGGATATGTAAAAGGCACAGGTTTTAAAGCTGTTCCTAGACTACATTTCTCTCAAGCAAACCGCGCAAAAATACGCTGATCAGCACGATTTTTTCCAAAACATATAAATAAACATGCCAGTCCCGGAGCGGGACTATAAATTTAAGGAGAACTTATCATGGCATGGACATATACCAACGTACCAACACCTGACTCAACAGTCAAAGCAAACTATCTAATCGCTAAGCCAATTGCTGTTTACGGCTATCAGCCTTCATTTGTGTCTATTTCTGTAGCAACATCTACATTCAATATGCACACAAGCTACTCAGCAGCAGACAGCAACTTTGCTGACGTAGTTCGCGCTGTTCAAACTGTAGCTAGCCCAGTAATCATCGGCACACCAGCAGCAGTTACATCAAACAGCATTGTAACATTCTGCGTAGACGCAGCTACATTCAACACTGGCCCAGGTCTAACAACTTCTGGCACATACGGTGCTTTGAAAGATGCTCTAGCAGCAGCAAGCGGTCAGTCAGCTTCAGCGTTCACAATCACTGAACTACAACTAAGCGCAAACACACTCGCTTAATAGCAACTAATTCTCAGGGATGGGAAACTAAGGGCCGGATTAATTTCCGGCCTTTTTTTATCTGTGTAAATAATAGCAGATTATGGAACGCTATCAAATCACAACAATGGTGGACATCACCAGAACACGCCCAACGAGATCCGACACAGATCATCTACGGCAAAGCCAACAGGCAAACTTCAATTCGTTGACCCAGGCTATAAATCTTAGGGCCATGATCATCGACGATATTGATCCTGTGCGAGAAACAGGACGTTTGCCAGACCCGTGGACAGGCAAAGCTGCCCATTGGATATACGAATTCACTGTAGAACGTGAAGATGTATTTTGGGACGACGGGGATCCTGTAGCCCTGCTAAAACAGGACTTAGACGGTGTTCCTATAATATCACAACTAAATAATACAGCAGACTTTGCTGTGCCCGTGTTTAAAACAACGGGTGATAAAATCAATACTATAATCCAAAAACTAACATAAGCTGATAAATAAAGTATCAAAGGCATAAACCATTAGGCATTCTTAACTTAGGCACATGGCTCGGAGCGAGCACTTGACTTAACATACAAAGGAAAATGCCATAATGGCCAGAGCATCAGCAGCAGCGCAACTAGCGACAATACCCGAACGTGTAAGCGTACTTGAAGTACAAGTATCTAACATTGACGAAAAGATTGACGATGTCAAGAATGACATCTCTAATAATCACACAACCTTGTTGACCACGCTGACTACTATGCGTGACGAATCATCTAAACAGCACGGCGAGCTAGCTGGTAAGGTCAAAGACCTAGAAAAAATCAAAAACAAGTGGCAAATGTATCTAATGGTAGCACTGGCATTCGCAGCAGGCGCAGGTTGGTTACACACAACTAACTTTCCCGCAATACTCAAGTTCTTGGGACTATAAAATAGTAGCAGTTAAATAAAGGACCACAGGGTCCTTTTTTCATGACTAACATCCAGCAAAAGCTAGATCGTGTAATAACCAAAGTACACGAAAAGCTAGCCCAAGACGAATTCCTAATTCCTGTAAAGACAGAAGCTGGCATCCTCATAGGCAATGTTTTGATAGTCAGCAGAGACGCCCTTAAAGATATCTACATGGATGGCGAACTAATATACCAAAGCATCAGCTTAAACAAAGTGGCTATCAAGATAGCTAACTTGTTAGCATTGAGCCAAAGTAAAAACCAAGGCCGTGTTAAAGAACTCTATCAAGCTGATCTTAGATTTGGACTAGCACTACAGGATTATCAGATTTTCAAAGAAAAATACAATGCTGCCCGCCTAAATCAAGACGCTTTCAAGATGGATTTGTATATGGCTCGTATGTGTTACAGCAAAGACGCATCTGAGTATCACAAAAAAGCAGCTACCCTTTTGGCCAAATAAGTAATAAATATAAAATAAATCCTGGATGGGGAACTATGAAAACAACTGACTTTTTTACTAGAGCTGATTCTAAAAAGCTCAACGAAACATTAGAGCGAACTTTCGGACAACGAGTAAAGTTCGAGTCTTATACCAATGAGCAGCTAGAAGACTCTCGTAACAGATTGCGCACTCAGGTATACAATTTTAAACAAAGCGCCAGCTTCAACGAGACTGTGGAAAACGAAGCATTTACTAAAGCACAATGGATGCTAGATGCTATCAACGCAGAATTGCTACAGCGCGAAACAATGGCAGCAGAAGGACATGACCCAGAAACATTCGATGGGCAAGTTGACGTAAGCTGGATTGGCGATGACGGCGAAGAAGCAGGTGGAGTACTTTATTATACAGCACACGTAGATCACGAGTCAGGACGAGTAACAGTAGATCCAAAATCACTACAAGGTGAAGTCACTGATGAATATGCTAATCGTAACGCTAAAGTAGACGATTACATGATCAAGCATCTTTTATCTGACCCTGACTACAGTAGAGACTATATAGAAGCAGCCCAGGAAGATGCTGAAGATCAGTGGGCTAGCAGAGATCACGACGAAGGTGGTGAGACTGACGATTCATACGCTCTTGCTTCAGCAGGGTTTGGATCAGATGAAGATTACGGCTACAATGGCCATGACGAAAGCATTCAAGGAGAAGATATGAGTCAAGTTAGAGAAAGCGCCACAGACAAAGCCAGTGCTGTGGTAACGGCAAAAACAATGGTTGACAGAGTTAGCCGTTGGATTGAAGAATTAAGTGGCATGGAAAACGATCAGCTATTATCATTAGGTGATACAATCCGTGATGAAATGGGGCAGCAACAGGCCAAGGCATTCTTGACCGCAGTTGCTCCTGCTATTCAGACAGCATTAGCAGCACTAAAAACCACACGTGAAACAATGTCAAACGGTGTGCGCACACTAACAGGTGATGCTCAACCAGAAGATATGATCGGTGGTGAGCCAACAGGAACAGACATGGAAGCACCAGCACCAGAAGGCGGTGACTTTGCTGATCCAGCAGCACCAGATGCTATGAACGCAGACATGGAAGCACCAGCAGATGATTTCGCAGCAGCTGAACCAGCAGCAGGCGGAGCAGAAGAAGCAGGCCGTGCTAAACGCGAAAGCATTGAGTACAGCAATAGACTATTAAAGACATTAGCTGGATGAGATTAGACGAGTTTGTCTCCCCAAAGGAGCGTGAACAACTAGACGAGTTCCTACCAGCCCTAGCCGCCGGAGCAGCTAGAGTTGGAGCAGCCGTGGGTCAAGGTGCTATGGCACTAGGTAGAGCCGCAGCTAGTGGAATTGGTGCGGCAGCACGTGGCGTAGGTACAGCAGCTTCTGCTATTGGCAGAGGTGCTACTGCTGTAGGCAGCCGTATAGGTTCAGCAGCACAAAAGACAGCTAGTACAGTTGGAAACGCAGCCAGTAAAGTTGGGGGTGTAGTTAACAAAGTTGGCAATGCTGTTGATACAGTTAGTAATGTAGCAGGAGCATTAGGTGGCGGTACAGGTGGCGGTACAGGTGGCGGTACCACACAAGCAGCTCCACAGCAGACTACACAACAAGCATCGCAGCAACAACAGCAACAGCAACAGGCAACACAGGCAGCAGCTAAACAGCAAGCAGACTTACAGTCTTACATCAAGAGCATCGAGCAATCCTTAGGTGCTGTTAAAAATATAGCAGGCGTAAAATGAGATTCTTCGAATTCCAAAGTTTAGATAACCCGGGAGCGGATGATCTAGTGCTTCTACTAAGAAATATATCTGGTAGAGCATCTAGCAAGAATCAGCCTTCTACACTCAATTGGGGTAGTATCAATAACCTACTCAAGAAAACAGGCGATGAAGTCATAGACTACGACGCATTCAAGTCATTATACGACAGTTCACCAGTGTTACAAAAGATGGTACACAACTTCAATGCTAATGGTATTGAACTAAACGTACCTGGTGTCAGCCAAGATCCAGCAGATAGTCAAGATCGCGTGGATCAATCTAAAGCAGAGGTAAACAAGATAGCAGCTTCTGCGGCAGCTAAAAATATCGCTTGACAAATCAATAACAACAATCTATAATTAAACTTATGACTACTGAATTCACGCCACCACCATATGTTGAACGTTTCCAATACAAAAATTGTAAACAGATAAATGATCCTGTAACAGGTAAACGAGTTTATCAAACTCCAGACGGAGACACTACTCCTAGCGTAACCACTATCCTTAGTGCTACTAAAGATATGACTGCGTTAAACGAGTGGCGTAAACGTGTAGGAGAACAGAACGCCAAACAGATCACTACAGAAGCCGCAGGCGTAGGTACTGCGATGCATGCCAACCTAGAACGCTTTATGGTTGGCGAGACTAGACAGCCCGGCAATGCTCCTGTACACGTACAAGCACACAAGATGGCTGATCAGATCATTATCCATGGTCTAAGCAAAGTAAACGAAGTATGGGCAATGGAACAGAGCTTGTACTTCCCAGGACTGTACTCAGGTACAACTGACTTGGTAGGTGTCTATGATGGCGAGCCAGCTGTTATGGACTACAAGCAGACCAACAAGCCCAAGAAAGCAGAGTGGGTACAAGACTACTACTTACAATTAACTGCTTACATTATGGCACACAACGAAGTCTACGGTACTAACATACGTAGAGGAGTCGTGTTCATGTGTTCACGAGACTTACAGTATCAGCAATTTGATCTAATGCCCGAAGACTTTGACATGTATCAAGAGCAGTGGTTAAAGAAGGTCGAAGAGTACTACACTACGGGTCTACAAGGCTACAAGCAACTCCTGACACAATAGAATAAATACTCTAACAAGGGTAGAATTCTATGGCTGTAGTCCAAATCTCAAAAATACAAGTACGAAGAGGCCGTAAAAACGGCGAATCCGGCGTCCCACAACTTTCCAGCGGAGAGATGGCTTGGACAGTCGACACGCAAGAACTTTTCATTGGTAACGGATCTGTAGCCGAAGGTGCTCCTGCTGTTGGCAACAGTAAGATCTTGACAGAACATGATAACTTGCTAGAACTGATCGAAAGCTATCGTTGGGCTCGAAGCAGTCCTTCGATTACACGAAGCGTGTTTAGAACGCTACAGGCCAAGCTAGACGATCGTGTTAACGTAAAAGACTTTGGTGCCAAAGGTGATGGTATCCAAGATGATACACAGTCTTTCCAAAACGCACTAGATCAACTGTATAGAAACACCAGCATTGAATTCCGCAAGCAGCTATTCGTTCCTACTGGTCATTATAATATCGCCGGAGTGTTGAAAATCCCAACAGGCGCTATTCTTGATGGCGAGTCACAACTAGGCACGATCCTGTTAATCAAAGGAACTCATATCGAGTATACTAGTTACAGTGGAACTGCTCCTTCTTTATTTTCATCTTCAGATAGACCACAGGCTATCTTGGTACAGAATCTAACTTTTAGATTTACCTATAATTCATCGTCTGGACTGGTTTCAAACATGGATCTAACAGGAGTGGCTAACACTAGATTTAGCCATGTTAATTTCCAAGGCCCTGAACCTACTCTGTCAGATGCTACGTACACGCTACAGACTGACAGTTTAATCATCATGTCAAACAACAATAACATTGGCACAGTGATTGACAACATAGTGTTTGATAACTGTCATTTCGAAAAAGCCTATCAGGCTATCAGTTTCACACAGACAAATACATATCCTAGCAGTGTTTACATATCTGG